TTATTTTTTTGCAGCTTTCTCAAATATGTTAACAGATTCGTTAGACATTTGTTCTGTATCATGTGTATAGGTATCTAATGTAGTCTCAATTTTAGCATGGCCCAGTCTAGTCTGAACATCTTTGATGTTAGCACCATTTTCAATTAATATTGTTGCGTGAGTGTGTCGCAATGAGTGAAAGTTAAATACTATTCCTAGTTCATGATGAATAATTCTAGACGCATACTTAAATGATTCAGATGTTATAAATTCACCATTTTCTTTAGTATTAACAAAATTAACTTTTTCAAGAGGCATATTAAGAGAAAGTGGAGATGAATAAATTCTAGTGATCTCAGTATTATCTATTACCTCAGTTTTTTTGTATTGCTGTATAAAATGTTCTCCGTATTTTAATCTGTTTTCTAGTTGCCATTTTTTCTGTAATCTTAAAGCGTTAACCAGTGTTTCACCAATTTTAATTGTTCTTACTGATGAAGAAGTTTTGGTACTACCAAAGCACATAGAAGATTCTCTTTTATATAGAATTTTATTTATATTTACAGTTGAATCTTCGAAATTAATATCATCCCATGTTAGCCCCATAACTTCACCGATTCTGCATCCTGTATAGTATCCTAGCATGAGAGAAATATAAAAAGACGATCCTAGTGGAAATCTATTAAGTATTCTTTTAAAATCATCAGCTGATATAATTTTATGATTAGTTTCTAATTTTGAATATTCATATTTAGGTGGTCTAATATATTGCATTGGATTATCTTTTATAAACTTATAAGGGTGTACTGAATATTTTAATGAACTACTTAAAACATTTATTAAATTTGAAAGATAGTTCTTTGAATATCCATCTTTAAACTTGCTATTTACGAATTCTTGTAATATTGAAGGTGTAAGAGATTTAAGTGCATAAATACCAAGAGTAGGTTTAATATGAGTTTCTATAATCATTTTATAATTTTTTTGAGTATTGTATTTACAGTTAAGTAATACATAATGTTCGTACCAATAATCCATATAATCAGAAACTGATATATTTTTGGGCTCAAAATGTAAACCAGCATTGTTATATTCAGCTAATGCAGCAGTACCAGCTTCTAGTGCCTCTTTCTTAGTTCTAAATCCACTCTTACTTATTCTATTTCGCTTACCTTCGATTTTAGCTCCTTCAAAGCTATATTGCCATTTTGAACCACGTTTTGTAACATTGACAGTAGCCATAAAATCACTCCTTTTTCTTTAATAATTATAAAAAATGTAAAATAGTCACATAAAATCACCTCCTTTGTGAACATATGTTCTTTTGGAAGTTAAAAAATATATTAAGGTCAGTAAAGACCTAGAATATAAATAATTTAAACTTGTCTTTTCAATTCTATTAAATCACTAGGCACTCCATAATAAGCAGCTAATTGGTTAATAGAGTATCCCTCAAGTATAATAGGATCCACATCATATATTAAAAATTCAGCAGCAAATAAATTTGCTTCATGTTCTTTTTTTCCCTTATTTATATAATTTATGCTAGTAAAAAAGCATGTCGATTTTGTATGAAGTACACAATGACCCAATTCATGAGCTAGAACGAAACGCTTTTGACAATCATCTAAATTTGAATTTAAATAAATAACTTTATTTCTTTTTATATATTTGTACATACCATAGATACTGCCTAAAGGTTGGGTTACTAAAACTACATCTAAGCAATTTGCTAACTCAAAAGGGTCATTGGTTTTATATTTTTCTTTTAAATCGTTAATTACCCTTTTAATATAAGTATTCAAATTATCCCCCACCTATTTTTTATATTTATTTGGTGTATATTTCTCCTTATTTTTAATTTTTATTTGTTCTAAGGCTATTTTCATAGCACTCTCAATCAAGTCTAAATCTTCTTCTGCAAGTTCTTGTCCATTATAATAAGCGGTACCATCAGTACCTTCTCTAAATTCTTCCATAAGAACTTTTAAATCTTTAGTTATGGATTTTTTATCTTTTTCATTTAATTCTTTGAAATCAATAACATCATTTGCCTTATCGTCATCTGATAAAAGATAATCCACGGTTGTATTTAAGGCTCTAGCTAATTTTAATAACGTATCATTACTAGCACCTTGCTTGTTGCCTTCTATCATACCAATTGTAGATTGACTAACACCAATACTATCAGCTAAATCCTTTTGTGTAATTCTTAAAGATTTTCTAAGCATTTTAACTTTATCACCTAACATATTAGATGATAAAGCCATATCAGGTTTATAATCATCATCAGATAAAAGATAATCTACTGGAACGTCAAAAAAATTAGATATTATAATCAAATTTTCTCGTCCAAGTCCTTGTTTATTTTTCTCAACCATACCAATAGCTGAACGGCTTATATTGGTAGCGTCAGCTAGTTTTTGTTGAGTAAGACCTTTTCTTATTCTAAGTTCTTTTATTTTATCACCTAACATAACAAATTCACCTCATAAGACAATTTTATCATAAATCAAGACAAAATCAAGTGAAAAGATTAAAAAACTTGAGAAAAAGTTAGGAATACAAAGATAATATCATTAAATGACTGTATAAAAGACAAAATACCAGTTTACTTTTGACTGTATAAACGATAATATTAAGACATACCAAGACAAACAAATCACCTAACAAAACAAAAATAGAATGAAAAAGAAAGGAGTAATTAAAAAATGAAATTTAATGATGATCAATTAAAAGAAATATTTAAAGATTGTAATGTTATTACAGACTTTAAGTTTGATTCTGAAAATGGAATTATAACAATCAATAAAAGTGATCCACTAATATCTGTGACAGAAATTAAAATTGAAAAGAAAGAAGGACAAAAATATTCAGAGGTAACACTTAAGTTTGATGCAAATGTAACTGTAAACGGAAGAATGTTATTAGAAAGTATGATTTGTAATAACAAGATGGAGAAGATAAATAACCTTCTCCATGAGTAATATTAATCATTTACGCTTTCAACTGAAGGATGTATATAATCTTTTGGAGTCAGATTTATACGACCATTGTTATCAAGTATTTCAATTGCTTTAGTCACATCATCATGACTTAGTCCATTTATATGAATTTCTAAAGCTGTTAAAGGTTTATCACTTTTGGCGAAGTGATTTTTAAGATAGGCTAATACAGCCAATGATTTATTGTCAAGCATAATATTCACCACCTTCCAAAGATAATTTTATCATTAAAAGTAACAATATATCAATAAAAGGAGATGATATACAGTGAAAAACACACCTATAAGACTAAGAAGATTAAATGCTGGTATAGAGCAAGAAGAAGCTATTGAGCGTTTAGGCGTAAGTAAAAGTACATTTTATAAGTTAGAGCAGGGATGGACTAGTCCATCAGCGCAGTTGATTAAAAGACTTGCAGATACTTACAAATGTACTACAGATGAAATCTTTAGAGATTTTAAGATTATGGGATAGGGAGGAGAAAAGAAGATGAATAATATCAAATTGTTTGAAGGGCAAGAAGTTAAAGTTAAAACAGATAAAGGGAATACACTTATTAATTTAGTTCATGTTGCTAAGTGTTGTGGATTAACCAGGGAACAAAATGGCTATTTAAAAATTAGGTGGACTGATAAAGGAATAACAGAAAAGTTAAATTTAATTAAGTCCACAGATGTGGACAAGAAAATACTGGTAGAAATCAACTACATTTTAGATGAAATAGAAAATACAGATGATAGAAATTCTATTTATATGAGTAGTTGGTTAAGTAAAAGATTAGCAATCGAATGCCACAGTGAAAAGGCCAATAGATTTAAGAACTGGTTGGTAAGTCTAGATGAAGCTAGAGAAAACGGACAACTTGCTTTAGCTAATATAGATGAAGATGTCGTAAAAAATATGAGCCTAATGGCACAGAATATGCAATTTATGAGTAAAGCTATGACTGGGATACAACAATATGTACAAGACAGTATTCAAGCCAAAGACCATCAAATAGACCAAGCTATGGACCTTATAGGGTTAAGAGCTAGAAACGTGTCAAGATTAACTGGAAAACTTAAAGAAGTTCTATGCAAGAAGTATGGAAGAGCAATATACGCTAATGACATTAAATACAAAAACGCTAAAGATAGAGTTTTTAAAGAATTCGACGTTATCAAGTGGGAAGAGATACCAGTAAATAAATATAACGCTGTATATGCTTTTTTAGAAGTAATGTTTGATTAGAAAGGATGGTTAGAAAATGGAGGATATTCTTTACACAGTTCCAGAAGTTGCAAAGCTTATTAAAACAAACACATCATATGTTTATTCTCTTATTAGAGAAGGTTTGCTACCGGTACTCAAACTTGGTAGCTATAAGGTTAGGAAAGTATCATTAACAGAGTTTCTAGCCAAATATGAGGGAAAGGATTTAACAGATCCTAAGGATATTAAAGATTTATAAGGAGGAACAGTATGAAAGAATTAATCAGCATTAAAACTCATGAAGGAGAAATGGTAGTTACAAGCAGAGAAGTAGCAGAGAATTTTGAAAAGAGACATGCAGATGTAATAGAAAAGATTGAGGAATTTATCAAAACGGAAAATTCCGTTATGACAAAAATGTTTATAGAAAGTAGTTATAAGGCTGGTACTGGGAAAAGTTATAAAGAATATTTGCTTACCAGGGATGGATTCACATTACTTGCTATGGGATTCACAGGCAGTAAAGCTATAGAGTGGAAGTTAAAGTACATTGATGCATTCAATAAAATGGAACAAGCTTTAAAAGAGCAGTCCAAGCCTACATGCATAGAGGATTTGATAATAATGCAGGCACAGAGCTTAAAGGATATGAGAGAACAAGTTAACCAAGCTAATTACCACGCATTAGAAGCTAAGGCAGAAGCAGAGAAGTCTAGAGAAGAGATACAGGCTATGAGAGATGCAATTACATTAGATAGTAATGGGTGGAGAAAAGAAACTACAGCAATAATAAATAAAATAGCAACTAAGCTAGGTGGATTTTCAGAAGTAAATCTTTTAAAAAGGGAAATTTATAAATTGCTAGACACTAGACTTGGTGTTGATGTGAATAGAAGATTACTTGAAAAGAAAAAGAGAATGGCATTAGAAGGTGTATGCAAAAGCAAGATAGATAAAGTTAATGTTCTAGATGTAATAGCAGAAGATAAAAAGTTAATAGATGGATATGTAAATATAATAAGGTAATATGCTTTAAAGCATAATGTAGCTTAGGAGGGAAAATAATATGAGATTCTATGAGAGTAGCATTCTAGAAAGAATAGGATATGACTTTTATTGTGATATTGCAATAAACATTGTTACCAAAAGAAAAGAACTAGGATTAACTCAGGAAGAGTTAGCCAAAAAGGCAGAAATAAAATTAAGCAGATTAAGTAACATTGAGAGCGTTAAGTATCGTATAAAGCTTGATGAAATTGAAAAATTAGCAAAGGCATTAGATGTAACTACCAATAATTTAATCAATGCAGAATTAGACAGCCAAGTTGGAGATTGCTTGTATATCGTGTCGTTAGAGGATGTTAAAGGTTTAGAACTATATTCAGAAGCTAGTAGTAAAAGGATGGCTTTCTTAAAGCTTGAGCAACGCTTAAATAATAAAGGAATATCACTCTTTAGCGATTCAAGAAGTAGAGCTTTCGTTAAATTAGTAGGAGTACCTATAACAGACCAAGAGTTGAAAGATAAATTACCTAAATTTAAAGAAAACCAAGAAATTGAGAAGTAGGAGGGATAAGGATGAATAAAAAAATGATAGATGAATTAGAAAAGGTATGTACACCAGTGGTTGAACTTTTAAGAAGAGAGTATGATCCTCATTGCACAATAATAATTGACAGTGAAATTATAAGATTGGTTGGGGATGAAGTTGGAATCCCATACAAAGGAAATCTTAAGTGGGCAGATGATTTAGTTAAACATCTTTCCAAAATCATTCAAGAGCAATCTAAATTTGTACTAGAAACATCAGAAGGAGTTTGCAAGAATCCAAACGAGCATACAACTCCTGTAAATATGGAAAATCAAGAAGCAAGAAAAATTTTAGAAGAACAATTTAAACTTTTATCAAAAGAGAGTAAGAGATGTGACCATAAATGTTTACACAATATAACCAACTCTATGTTAAATATTTATGCTACTCTTTATCCTTGTCAATATGACTTTGAGGTAGTAGAAGAAACTGCTCAAGAAGTGTCAGATCAACAAATTAGAAAGGAGGAAATATAAATGAATGTAGTTATCTTTTTACTGATAGTAGCATTAATAATTGCATCATTTCAATGGTTTTCATATTACTGTTCAGTTAGAGGACTACTTTACTATCTAGCAATTAAGCATGATGATATGCCTAACGAAAGTAAAATGAAAGAACTCACAGAGATGGCCATTAAGAGAACCATAAAGGAGTTCTTTGGGTTAAATTAAGTCATAATATTTTGCTTAATTAATTCGGTTACTATAGAAACAGATATTTTAGTTAGCACATCAAGAGAGAATGAACCAACTTTATTTGCAATTTTCTTTGTTTGATTCCAAACATTATCAGTTCGTATATTTGCCAAAAACTCATGACCAGATGGAGTGATGTCAAATATATAAATGATATAGCTATCAGCAGCGGTTTTTATTATATGTGAATCAAGCATATTAGAGTTAGATAATTGTTTGATTGAATAAAGAACATCACTACGAGAGAATTTAGTAATTTCGTTACAAATATCAGTGTCGTGCAAACGTTGGAGTGTTCCCTTAACATAAGTTTGATTTTCTTCTATATAAGTTAGCACTTCTCGTATGCAATCTGGATTCAATTTCATAAAAACACCCCCTTTCAACAATATTTTTCCATTTGTTGAGAGAGGAAGAAAGAGGTGAGATAAATGCAATGTGCAGCCTTATTTATAAGTTTAGTTGCATTGACAGTAAGTATAGTAGGGGCCATTACATCCAGCAAAAATAGTTAAAAGGAGGATTAAAGATGTACACATGGGGTATTAAAGCAGCAAGCTTATACTGCTTAGCAGTTGTACTTTATATCATAGCTAGAAACATTTATAAAGCTATAAAAGGTAAGGATGATCTTCACACACTTTTTCAAGTAGCTTTACTTGTACCAGCATCAATTTTCTTATTTGATTTGTGGTACATGCTATAGGAGGTGAAGGTATGAAGAAGAGATTAAACATCAATGGAGAAGAAAGCGAAAGATAAAGAATGTGATTATAAAAATTATATAGTTAACCTTCATATGTGAAAAAGGAAAGAAAGGAGACGATATTAAGTGGGACAAGTAAAACTACTACCACATCAAAATGAAGCCTTAGAAATGACCAAGAATAATAATAAAGTTGCTTATTATTATGATATGGGGCTAGGGAAAACATTTATAGGTTCAGAAAAATTAAAAGCACTCAACGCCAATATTAACTTAATCATCTGTCAAAAATCAAAGTTAAATGATTGGTGTGAGCACTTTAAAACTTACTATCAAGATTATAACACTATTATTTATTCAAAGCCAATGAAAAGTATTCCGGACCACAGTATTGTAATTATAAATTATGATTTAGTGTGGCGTAGACCAGAATTAGCACAGTTAGAAAACTTTACTCTTATGTTAGACGAATCAAGCTGCATTAAAAATACTACAGCTGAGAGAACTAAATTTATTCTCAAGATGAAGCCGGACAATGTGATACTTCTTAGTGGTACACCTACTGGTGGAAAATATGAGGAATTGTATTCTCAGTGTAAGCTACTAGGTTGGAAGATATCTAAAAAAGCTTTTTGGGACACATACATTATAACTAAAAAGATGGAGATAGGTGGATTTAGTGTGCCAATAGTTATTGGCTATAAAAATATAGACCGACTTAAAGCTAAGTTACGTGAGTATGGAGCTATATTTAAAAAGACTGAGGAAGTGATAGATCTTCCTGAGCAGATAGATAATGTAATAAAAGTTGATTCTACTAAAGAATATAAGAAGTTTGTTAGAAATCGTTATATAGAAATTGATGGTAAAGAGTTAGTTGGAGACACTTCACTCACTAAAATGTTATATCAAAGACAGTTGGCGAGTCAGTATAACACTAATAAAACAACTAAATTACGTGACTTATTAGAGTCAACTAATGATAGAGTAATTATCTTCTACAACTTTAATGATGAGTTAGAACAGATAGAAGATATGTGTATCCGAATGGAACGGCCTGTAAGTGTGGTTAATGGCAAACGTAAGGATTTAATCTGTTATGAAAAAGACCAAGACTCAGTAACACTTATACAATATCAAGCTGGAGCTATGGGACTTAACTTACAGAAAGCTAATAAAATAGTATATTTCAGTTTACCTTTAAGCTCAGAGTTATTTGAACAGAGTAAAAAGCGTATTCACAGAATAGGTCAAAAGAAGAGCTGCTTCTATTATTACTTAATTACAGAGAAGTCCATAGAGGAAAAAATCCATGAAGTATTAAAGCAGCGAAGGGACTTTACTAATAAATTGTTTGAAGAAATGGATGGTGATGAAAATTATTAAAAATTTGCAAGAAGAGATAGAGAGAGCAAAGCAAGAAACCATTCAGATGAATATACAGAATTGGAAAGAAGAATGGGCTTGTAAACATAAGCAAAATACATGGCGTAATGCACCAGAACCACCAATAGAAGAAGTTACACCTAAAGCATGGTTTATAACTAACTGGGGAACAGGCTTTATAGTTGCAGATTTAGAAAAAGTCATGAAATTGCCTAAAAGACAAAGAGAAAAGATATTTGCCCTAGGCGAAATTTATAAATAACTAAGGAGGAATTTAATATGAAGTATTCAGTACAAAAAGCTTTATCAGAAGTTAGGCCAATAGCTAACATCATTGGAAAGACTATAACACTTAAATCTAATGTTGGACTTAAAAAATTAGGAGCATTGGATTATCTAAAGAAAAATGGATACAGAGTAACTAAGGAGGTAAAGTAATGAATTTAAAAACAGTGGAAGAGTATTCAAAAGAAATGACTAGACCTGAATTTGATAATTTTACAGAACTTGAAGAGTTATGCCCAAATCATTTTGGATTAAAAGACACATTTGAAGGTTCAAATTGTTCACTTTCTAAATGTAAAAAGTGCTATGACAAAGCATTAGTAGGTATTGAATTTAAAGCTGAAGTACCTGGACTACCTAAAGAAATTATGCCAGCTTTATTAAAACTTCAAGAATTAGAAGTTCAATCAAAGGCTATTAAAGAAGAGTCAGACAAGCTTAAGACAAACTTATTAGAATCTATGGAGCAGCATGGAATAACAAAATGGGATAACGATGTTATGACAATAACATATGTAGCAGCAAGTGTTAGAAGTTCTGTAGATAGTAAAAAACTACTTAAGGATTATCCAGAGATATATTCAGAAGTTATTAAGAAATCAAATGTTAAGAGCTCTATAAGAATAAAGTTGAAATAGGGGGGGGGTAGTTAACTATGAAATTAGCTGAATTAATGAGCAATCCTATTAACAATGTAGTATCTAAGATGGATGTATGTAACCTAAAACCAATTACTAATGACAAAGGTGACATAGTGAAAATTATCATTGAATATGTACCAGACGTTGAAAAATTGGAAGGTGAAAAAATGAATTGGAATATAGGAGGAATTAGATAGTGGACACTGGTTACAAAATGGATGTTATTGAAAATAATGAAGTTGTATTTACTTCATTATTAGAAGATGGATTTATTCCAATTGAGGATAAGGAAGAGTGTTAAGAAAATGTATAAATTGCCACCAGTATAAAGATGAAATAGAGTTTCCTAAACGTACTGGTGGAGGATATCAAAGCTATTGCAAACCTTGCAAGAGATTACTCGATAGGCAATATAAAAAAGCTAAAAGGGAGAGTTTAAAAACTAATGACAGCAGGACCAGAAAAACAGTTTGAAAATCAGATAAAAAAGTTCTTAGATAAACTACCTAAGACATGGTACTTCAAATTTTGGGCAGGGCCTTATAGTAAATCAGGTATTCCAGACATTATAGGATGTGTTAATGGAAGATTTATAGCACTAGAAGTTAAAGCCGAGAATGGACATCCTACTGAACTTCAAAAACGTAATATAAGGTTAATAGAACAGTGTGGAGGATATGCTAGGATAGTTTATCCTAAAGACTTTGAAAAGCTCAAGGAAGAGCTTATAAAACTATAAAAACTAAGGAGGAAGATTTATGGCAAAAGAAAAATGGCAAGAAAAAGCAGATGAACTAATTGACCAAATACTTGACTTAAAGGAGAAGGGAAAAAGAACTAAAGAGGATCTAGATTCAGTCAAAGTTGAACTTGTTGACTTATTAGAAGAGCATAACTTAAGTGAGTATGTAGGGACTAACGGTAAAGCTAATTTCGTTAAATTTGAGAGAGAAGGTCTAGTTAAAGACAACGTAATTGATACTGTAGACGGAGTTAATAAAGGAAAGATTAAAAGAATAGACATGAAGGATCTTACTAAAGAGATAAAGGTTAACTTCATAAATGTAAGAGGAGTTATGTAATGAGTATTGCTGACGAAATAGTTGACAACTACACAAGCGGAAGATGGAGTGTAGGAAGTTATAGTAACGAAAGGAAGAAAGATAACATGATTAAAGTTATAAAAATCAATGACACTCTTAATGCATCATTTAATTACGATGCTGAGATAGTATCAAAGATTAAAACAATACCAGGTAGAAAATATAATGCGGATAATAAGTCATGGATTTTACCACTTCAAGCTATTCATAAACTTAAAGAGTTATTTAAAGACTTAGATATAGCTGCAGATGTGGATCAGGACTACGTAGCACCAAAGTATGATTTCAAGAAAGAATTAGATTTAATACAGTACAAGCCTTTAAAAGTGTTTGCTGAATGGTCATTAAAGCAATTACCAGATTACTTTTATGAAGTAGCAGTTTCAAGTACAGGAAAGTACCATCCAACTTACGCCCTAGGCGAAGGAGGATTAGTAAGACATACGATAGCAGCAGTTAGAATAGCTGAAGAGTTATTTAGAAATGAAACAGTTCAAAACTTTGATGATAATGAAAAAGACATTATAAGAGTATCACTATTATTACATGATGGAGTTAAGCATGGTTTAGATGGAGCTGCAAACACAGTGTCTACTCACCCATTAGAAGTAGTTAAATATCTAGAAGATGTGTATTTTGATGTACCAGAAGAAACGCTCCCAGATGAAGTGATAGAAGTTATGGAGTCTGAATTATGGTATGAGATCACGGAATGTATTAAATCTCATATGGGGCAATGGAATACAGATTACAAAACTGGTGAAGAAATATTACCTAAACCTAAAGATGATATACAGAGATTTGTTCACCTATGTGATTACTTAGCTAGTCGTAAGATGTTAGAAGTTAATTTTGATGTGGAGGGATAGGATATATGGAAGAGTTGATAAATGCTTTGAAAGTTATTAAAAAAACTTGTGATGACCAAGAAAGATGTACTGAATGCCCACTAAGTAAAGGTGAGGACGATTGTCTCATTATTATAGCAAGTCCTTCTTCTTGGGATATTCAAAAAAAGCCAATACAAAAGGTTCTATTATAGGTGACTAAATATGCAATACTCACATTCAAAAGTAGAAACTCATTTAAGCTGTCCTTACAAATACAAGTTACGTTATATAGACAAGCTTAAAACCATTCCAGCATATGAAGCAGACAACGCTCTTATAGTAGGTAACACAATACATCTTGGAGCAGAGAAGGACTTAGAAACGGCTATTAACTGGTATTACGATAACTATCCAATAATAACTGATAGACATATTGAAGAAGTTATGAAGTTTGAATATTTAATACCTAAAATACATGACTTACTATCAAATATAAATGTCTATAAGAAGGAGTTTAGAATAAATACTCCTAGATTTATTGGAATAGTTGACCTAATTACTAAAAATGAAGATGGATCAGTTGATGTATTTGATTATAAATACAGTAACAATTATGAAAAGTATTCAGAATCTCCACAACTTCATTTATATAAATATTTCTTAGAACAAATAGGCTTTAAGGTTAGGAAGTTAGGATTTATCTTCATTCCTAAAGTGGCCATAAAACAAAAGAAAGAAGAGTCTTTATATCAGTTTAGAAAAAGACTCCAGGAAGAATTAAAAAATTCAAAGATAAAGATCATGGAGGTTAAGTATGATGCGTCCGAGGTAATTGAGTACATGGATAATATTATCAATATTACGGAAGATGTTGAATATAAAAAAAATCCAACAGGATATTGTTCCTGGTGTGAATATGAAAATTTATGTTTAAAAGGAGAAGATTACATGATATTACCAAGTAACAAACGAAGAGATAAAAAGATTGATAAGAATCCAGACTTATGGATTTATGCTCAAAGCTATGTAGGAAAATCTACATTCATTGACCAGTATGAGGACTTATTATTTTTAAACACAGATGGAAACACTGACAATACTACAGCACCAGTAATTCCTATAGCTAATAAGGTTTGGTGGGAAGGAAGACTTCAAAAGAAACAGTTCGCATGGGAAATATTCTTGGATGTTATAACAGAACTTGAAAAAAAAGAAAATGACTTTAAGAGAGTTTGCATTGACCTCGTAGAAGATTTATATGAGCATTGTAGGCTATATGTATATGATAAATATGCCTGGGAACATGAATCAGATGGTGGTTATGGAAAAGGCTATGATATGGTTAAGACTGAGTTTTTAAGTAACATGAAGAGATTAAAGGCATTAGGCTATCAAATTATATATATCTCAAAGGAAGTTGTAACTGAAGTAACTTTGAAAAATGGCAATAAGCTTACAAGCTATAAGCCTAACATAGGAGATAAAGTTGCAAATGTTTTAGCTGGAACAGTTGATTTAACTATAAGAGCTTATATGAAAGGTGAAGAAAGATTCATTCAGTTAGCTAAAGATGAAAATGTCTTTGGAGGAGGAAGATTTAACTTTAAAACCAAAACTTGCAAATTAGATATGGAAGAGTTTACTGAAGCTTTAATTGGTGCTCAAGAACTAGTAGGACATGTTGTTAATAAAGTAGATGAACCTAAAGAAAGTAGAAGATCAAGGAAAGCAGCTGAAGAACCTAAGGAGGAAGTTCCTGAAATAAAAGATGAAGAGACTCCTGAAGACGTTAAAGAAGACAAACCTAGAAGAAGTAGAAAAGAGAAATCAGAAGAAACAGAGCCTAAGGAAGAAACTAAAGTAGAAGATACTGTTTCTGAAAATAAGGAGTCTGTACAAGAGGAAGAAAAACCACGTAGAAGAAGATCAAGAAAAGCTGAGTAATAAATAAGGTCCTGAGGGAACCATAATCCCTCAAATATAAATAAAACGAAGGAGAAAATTATATGGCAAAAGATTTATGGGATGAGTTTGACGAGAAGATTGATACAGAGGGATTAGCAAAAGATGCTAAAGAAGCTGCTGAAAATGGTGGAGATTATAAAGAAGTACCACTTGGAACTTATGAAGTTGAGGTCAATAAGTTAGAACTTAAGAAGTCTAAGAAAGGTGATCCAATGCTTTCAATTTGGTTCAAGATTATTGCTGGGGAATATAAAGGTAGCTTAATATTCTATAACCAAGTAATGTCACAAGGTTTTGGTATTCACAATGCGAATGAAATGCTTAGAAGTTTAGATTCAGGTGTTGAAGTAGAGTTCACTAACTTCAAGAAATATCATGGAATGTTATTAGATATAGTTGAATCTATAGATGGTAACTTAGAGTATGCACTAGAATACGGTGAAAACAATAAAGGGTATAACACTTATAAAATAACTGACGTATTTGAAAAATAGTCAATTGAGGGAGTCATGACTCCCTCTTTTAATACAAAAGATTGGAGTGATATAAAATGGGAAGAGCTGAAAATAGAAAGAAAAGAAGATATGTAAATAAAAAACTTACACCTGAGCAATTCGCTCATTTAGAAAGTGATATAAATAGGGAGTATATCGACAGTGAAGTTAAAACTCAAATAGCATATTTTAAAAAGTTATTTTCAGAGTGTTTAACCGAAGCGTTTCAAAAGAATGGGATTAACTTAACAAAAGCTAACATGATCATAGATGATGTGGGTGTAATAATGGAAAGAAAGGTAAGTGAAAAACGTGAGTCAACTAAAGCGAGATTATCTAACTAGTGAAGAAAAGAATTTTTATATGATTTCTAAAGCATATCTTCAATCAATAGAGGGCCAAAGAAATTTAGATAATAAAATATCTGAAGAAGTGTGGGTTGAATGGAAAAAACGTGGAATGATGACTCCTGTTATGCAGAAATATTTAAAACTTGCACATACTTATCTTAAAAAATTCTGTTATGAATTAGAAGGAAATCTTAATTCTCATGAGCGTATAAAGTTAAATAAGCAGCTTATGAAATTTGATTATAAGCTAATAGATGATTATTCAGTAAAGAAAATTATGCGTGATTTAAACGATCATATTCAATATGCAATTATTGAAAGAGAGAAGTTTGAAGATGTTCTAGAAGATATAGCTCAAGTAAGGTGTGTTGGATGTGAAAAAGATTATAGAAAGTGCCCAATATACTCTCTATTAGACGATATAAGCACACCTTATTGTGGTGAACAACCTAACTGTCCTTATGCGGCTGACCTATCTCAATTCACTCAAGAACAGCTTAAGTATGTAGAAGAAAAGAAAGAAAAACTACGTAAGAAAAATCAGTTTTATAAATAACTTGAGGTACTATTTATGATTAAAATAGATTCAATCTTAGATATATCAAAATATGATGTTCCAGTAACAGTTTTACAGGATGTAGATAAAAGAATAAGTGACTGGTTATCAACTGGAGGGAATGAAGAAGATCCATATATTAAACGTCAATTAAAATATATTGAACGTGTAATAAATAACTTGAGAGGAGATGATTAAAATTCTATTTTATGACTTTGAAGTGTTTTCTTATGATTGGTTAGTAGTTATAAAAGATACAAACACAAGAACTACTCACAAGATACTCAATGATCCTGAAGCTTTAAGAAAAGTTTATGAAGCTCATAAAGATGAAATTTGGGTTGGTTATAATAGTAGATCCTATGACCAATATATCTTAAAGGGAATATTACTTGGTATGGATCCAAAGAAAATAAATGATCACATAATAGTTAAAAATTTAGGTGGTTGGCAATATAGCAGGTTATTCAATCAAATACAACTATATAATTTTGATATCATGACAGATAAATTCAAAGGTCTTAAGCAGCTAGAAGGATTTATGGGAAATGATATAAGAGAAACAACAGTTGCTTTTGACATAGATAGGAAGTTAACGCCAAAAGAAATAGACGAAGTATTTTTCTACTGTAATCATGATGTTGAGCAAACCATGAAGGTATTTATTAATAGAAAAGAAGAGTTTGATAGTCAAATGAACTTAATTAAGACCTTTAAACTACCTCTCAAATATATCAATAAAACTAAAGCTCAATTATCAGCTATTATACTTGAAGCTGATAAGCAAGAACATGATGATGAGTTTGATATTACTATAGTTAATACTCTTAAGCTAGATAAATATAAACATATTAAAGAATGGTATGAAAATCCACTTAATAATGATTATAAGAAATCTTTAGAAATTGAAGTTGCCGGAGTACCTCATATATTTGGATGGGGAGGACTCCACGGTGCGAGAACTAAATATCAAGGAGAAGGGATATTTGTCAATTCTGATGTAACAAGTTTTTACCCTTCATTAATGATAGAATATAAATTTTTAAGTAGAAATGTAAGAAGGCCTGAAAAATTCAAAGATGTTTATGATATGAGAGTTAAGCTAAAAAGAGAAGGTAAAAAAGCAGAGCAGGCACCTTACAAAATAGTTCTTAATAGTACCTATGGAGCATCTAAGGACAAGTATAATAATTTATTTGATCCATTACAAGCTAATAACGTATGCATTAATGGTCAGCTAATGTTACTGGATTTAATTGAGCATGTTGAAGCTAATATACCTGGAGCATTATTAATTCAAAGTAACACTGATGGTGTGATGTTTAAATTACCTTCTATAGAATTATTTGAGAATTATAAGGAAGTTGCGGCAGAGTGGGAAACTAGAACTAGAATGGGACTCGATCATGATTTAATTAAAAAAGTAGTTCAGAAGGATGTTAATAACTACATCATAGTCATGGAAAACGGAAAGATAAAATCCAAAGGTGCTTATGTTAAATCATTAAATAAACTGGATAATGATTTGCCAATAGTTAATAAAGCCCTTATGAAATATTTCATCAACGGGATATCTCCAGAAGAAACAATAATTAATTGTAATGACTTAATAGAGTTCCAAAAGGTAGTTAAAGTATCAGGTAAATACAGTCATGCACTATATGGTGAACAAATACTGAATGAAAAAATATTAAGAGTGTTTGCTTCAAGGTCTAGAAAAGATCCAGGAGTATATAAGCTTCATAAAAATAAAACCACTCCAGATAAGATAGGTGGAACTCCTGAAAGATGTTTCATAGAAAATGAAGACATAAAAGGAGTAACCGTACCTAGAAAATTAGACAAAGAGTGGTATATAGATACAGCTAAAAAAAGAATCAAAGATTTTGTGGGAGAGGTGTAACTAAAGATGAAATTAAATGATAAATACAAGCTTGGTGCAGATGAATTCAACGTGATTCTATACGAAAGAAGGATTATGGAAAAAGGAAAAGCTAAGAAAAAAGAAGATGAAAACATTGAAATAGAAAAAGTTGAGGTATGGAAAATAATAAAATTAACAAAACAGAAAATTACAAAGATGCAGAAGGGAAATATGATAAGGCTAAAAGTATATTGCATAAATTTAATACAGCAACAAAACTTAACACAAATTTAAGCCATGGCTTAATGTTTATAGACGAAGAAGATAGGGATATTATGCTAGAATTATTGCCTATTTATATTAAAGAGTTATCACTTAAGTTAAAAGATTTATTATCTATAGATTCACAATCCTAAGAGAGTTTGTAGATATTGTGAAGCGAGGTGAATGGATGAACAAGATAACAAAAGGTCAAGAAATATGGTTTTGGTCACAAATATGTGGAGTTTCAAAAACAACAGTAAAATCAGTTGGCAGAAAATATATAACAATAAAAACATGGGATCTCAAATTTGATAAAGATACGTTGAGAGAAGTTAATTATAGAGGGGTTGCATCTTTTTTAATATTAGATATAGATAAATATAGAATGAATCAAGAATATAAAATGAAAATAAATAAACTTAAAAATATAAAATGGGAATGTGTAGAAAGAGAAGATTTTGATGAGATATATAACATTTTAAAAGATTATGATTAATAGTCACAATCCTAAGATAATGCGAAGTGAGGGGATGATTAATATAAATAGAACTATAGCTAAAATAAGAAGATATAAAGAGCTTAAAGCTGACATAATAGACACAGATATAAAGTTACAAGAATTAGAAGATGAAATGCTAGGGATAACAGGACAAGGAACAGAAGAAAGAACTGGCAAGACATATAAGATTACTTCTACAGTAGAGCAACAGGCAGACAAGTACATGGAAAAGAAAGAAGATCTAATTAGAAAAAGGTCTATAAAAGAACGAGAAGTAAAGCGTATAGAAAATGCGATAAGTGTATTAACAGAAGAAGAGCGAGAAGTAATAGAACTAGCACATATACAGTTAAAAAAGTATTGGAAGATAGAGAATCAACTTCATAAAAGCTATAGTAGGCTTAAGCAAATAGAAAATGAAGCA